TCAGAAATAGATAAGTTTTTACACATATCATCTGCTTGGTCTATTGCTGATTGCAAATCTCTTTCTAACAATTCCATTAACATATCCTCTGGATATTCTTTACCATCTTCCCAGTGATCTTCTACACACAAATGGCCAACGCCAATTGTTCTAAAGCCCCTGGTATCTAAGTAAACTTTATTAGAATACCCTTCGTGGGCTTTAACTGATTCTAAAAGTTTATTGTTTGCCATCTAATTTTTTATTTATGTTTTTAAGTTCTGTTTCCATCACAGCTATGCGTACTTCTATTTGTGTAAACATCATCAAAGCTTGTTCCATGCGGTCCATATCTTTTTCCATGGCGTATACTTTTTGATTGGTCATGCCCCACGCTATTCCAAGAGCTACTAAAGACGCTATGACTGCAATATAATCTTTTACGTTCATGGTTTTTTTATTCTCTTTACTATTTTCTTAACAGTTTTTGATTGTCTCTTATGCATAGCAGAAGCTTTAGTTAATTCTTTTGATACTTTATTTAATTTATTTTTTACTGATTTGTTCATGATATTAAAGATATGAGTCCACCTTTTGCTGCCATCCTTGGGGCTGCTTGGTTAGCTAAAGCTTGGTCCAAGTTGCCTTCATAAAGAGAAGCCGCAGCTGCGGAATTCATGTTAGGGTTTTGTATTATTGACGAACCAAGACTAGACATGTCTGCTTCATCGGCGAAGAAATTTGTTTGTGGTTGTGATGGAGGTGTCTTTAAATAATCTAGTCCTTGCTTAACAGGAGAAGTTGAAGGAGTACCCATTGTGTCTTCTACAAATCCTTTTCCTTGTTGATATACATTACCAACAGCCTCTTTAAAACGTTGAACTCCATCAACTGCTGGCGCTACATTTCTTTGCGTTGTTTCACGTTGACGTTGGTTTTTTTCCACTTCATAAAGTTCACGATCAAACTCTCTCCATTCTTCTGGACGTAATCGTACCAATCTAACAAAGTTAGCTAATCTTGTTTGTTCCGGAAGAGTATCATCCATCATGTTTTTAAAAGCACGCATTGAGGGAGGGCTAGTCATTACACCGCCCATGTATCTCACAGCATAAGCTAATCCTGCTGGAATTATCCATCCACCAAAACTACCTAAAAGACCTGCACTTGCAATAGTTTTACCTTTGATTCCTAAAGCAGTAGTTGGAAGAGCTGATGCAATACCAGATCTAATACCACCCATTACAGCACGTCTTGCCATAAATGTACTAATTTGAGGAATACCATTTTTAGCAGCAGCTTCCATAACAGTAGCAAAATCTTCTAAATCTTTTTGTGTAGGTAATTGTGCTGCTTGTCTTGCTGTAATACCGTCTGGCATAATTTCATTAGTTTTACTTAAACCTTCATTAAAATTTACATTATCAAACTCAACTACTTCACCAGTAAGTTGATTTTTTTTAACAAGTTTAGATACTTGCGGCCCTGGTAATGCTTTTTTAAATAAACCACTAAGTGGGTTATCCTTTCCTAAACCCAATGCTTTTTTAAAAGCTGCCCCATCAAATATTTCTGCGTCATCAACTTGTTTAATAGAATTATTAAAAACTTTATTTAAATAAATTCCTAGTCCTTCATAATAAGCTTTATCCCCTACTAAGTTACGCATGGTAGTTAAAGAATTAGAAGCGTTTGCAGGATCTGCTTTAGCAATATCTACAACACTTTGAAACATATTGCTTGCTTCACGATCTGGATCTACTTGTCTTATAGCCATACCAGTTCTTTCAATACCTCCTGTTAATGCTTTACCTGCTCTAGTCCCAAACATAAGCATTCCATTACTTACAAACTTTTCATAATCATTCCATAATTTTGCTACTTCCGGTATACCAGAGTCTGCTAAACTTCCTATGTCTGTTTCCCATGCTTTGTACAAAGCTAAAATATCTGATTGACTTTCACCACTTGCATTTTTTAACCACTTATCATAAAGCTCATCCATCTGTGAACGAAGACCGTAATACATTTCAATTGTTCTAGAGCCAGCTGCACTTGGATCTATAACTTGTGTTTTTAAAAAATTTAAAATAGGTTCTGGTGTAACTTTAGGTACCCTAGTAACACCGTCGCTTCTACCAAAATTGCTATCGCCTGGTACAACTTGACGTTGTGCCATTCCTTTTTCATACATTCTTTTTGCCATACTTACAAAGTTCTTATCATCTACAACAGCACCATATCTTCTTGCCGCCTCCAATAAATCATTTTGTTTTAAATTGGCAGCTAGTCTAAATCCTCTAGCTTTTGACTGAGCTAAATCATTTATTCTCACACCATGTTCTGCTACATTAATTAAAGGAGCAAACGTTAATTTTTGAATAATACTTTCACCAAGATCCATATAAGCATTCATTTGTTCCGCTTTGTTATTATAAATAGCGCCACCAATAACAGGAGCACGGCCAAACATTTTAACACCACCGGATAAAATAGGAGATCCTACATCTGCTCTCTGAACATTAGTTCCTGTAGTAGTAGCTAATTTTGGAGCTAAATCTTCAAATTTATTAAGAGGCATTTTTAATTCAGATGGACTTAAAAAATTAAAAATAGGACTGCGCATTAAACGTGTTACTGCTTTACCTATCACAGGAAAATTCATTGCTAGATCTTGCTGTTTAGGACCTATACTAGCATCAATAAAAAGTCTTGTTTCATTATCTATTGTTTCATCTTTTAAATTTTCCGATGTTCTTGTAAATTTATTAAATTTTCCTGACCCATACAGTCTTTGTTCAGCTGCTAAAATTTCTTTCCCGCTAGAAACTCCTTCACCAGCTCTTGGTTTAAACATACCAAAACCTTTACCTCCTACAAATTTCCTTAACCCATAGTAAGCAGGACGCACACCGAAAAACACACTGGAAACTCCAGCATCTATTACCATATCTTTTAATGCACTTTTAACTCTTTCCCCTTGTTCTGGTCGGTTAATACCTGTTGGTCCAAAAGTAGCAAGCTCTGGAATCAAGTTACCAAGTGCGTTTTTAATTTGATTATCACTCATTTGTAATGCTTTTTTAGCAGTACCTGCTCTATTTAATATATCTAATTCTTGCTCGTACCCATAATCTGCAATTCCTACACCCATTGAACCACCTACTACAGCACCTAAAGCTTTAGCCCACCAAGGACCAGGTGCTTTTATATTTTTTGTTCCTGAACGTGCCCATCCTTTTTTCATTCTATCAGCAGCGCCTTTTGTTCCGTATCTAAAAACATTTCCAAATGCATCTTTAACAACAGGGCCTGCTCTGTATCCTTTTAATGAACCATATGTTCCACCGACCATTTCTTGCATAAGTTCTACACCAGGGTATGGGTTAGGAGAGGATGTATAAAAACCAAATTCATCTTCTAAAGCTAAAGTGCTAGCTGAAACTGATATAAAATCTTTTTGAGATAACCCCATAGATTTTACATAAGAATTAATATCTTTTTCTAAGTCAGCAGACATTTCTGGACTCATGTTAGGATTTTTTTCTTTAGCTGAATGAATAATATTAACAACATTATCTCTCACACTATCTCTTTTTTCTCTATAAACTTTCATGCTTGCAAGTTCCGCGGCTCTCGCATCTTGCTGTACTTGAGTATTAATTAAACTATTATCTTTTCCAAAGGGCGCGCCACCTGGTAATAAAGCATTACCTAATATTTGAAAAGGAGCTTGCAATACTTCTGCAATTGGCTCGTATAATTTTCTACCTCTACTGGAAATTTCTTCAGGTTTAGTTTGTGGTATACCACCTTCTGTTACACTTACAAATTTTTTATCTTTAGCATTTAATTTAGAAGCTGCCGATTCATATTCTTTTTTTAAAATTTTACTTGAAGAATTTGACATGTCATTAAAATTTTTATTTACCATTAGCCCCATTTCTCCAATAAACTTTCATGTGTGTTTTTATTTTGTTGCATATCTTCTCGATGGTTCATTTCAATATTACCTTCAAAACTTTTTAACCAGCTTTTCTGTCCTATTCCACCTTCTACATCATCTCTTATATACTCTCCTTTGTTTGCTGGTTGTTGTAACCAATTGTAATAAGAATTTTCTAAATTTTTAGTACCTCCTATGCTAAATGCGCTTGGATTGTTTTCTGGTGTTTGACCCGCTAATCTTAATGCGTTTGTCATATTCTTATGTAATTGATTATAGATACGCATGTAGTTTTGAACCACCGCTTGATCAGTTGTACGTCCACCAATTCCTGTTAAATTAACATCATCAAATGATCTTCGAAGAACGTCTGCTAACATACGACCAGTTGGCTGTCTATCTCTTGCCAACATTAAACCTAATGTTGTTTGAAAAGTTTGTAATACAGATCTTTCAGCACCTGATTGTAAAAGTTTAGTAAAAGAATCAGCTACTATGTAAGCGCGAATTGGGTTACCACTTGCATCTGTACCATATCCACCATCCTCTAAATTTGCGCCATATCTATCTTGATTTAAACCATTGCCACCATACTTATCATCCACATCAATAAATACAGGAATTTCCATACCCTTAATATTCATGGTACCAGTAGCGTTATCACGAACAGCGAAACCATTACCTAATGGATCTGTTGAATCAAAATCACCTGCAGCTACTGCTGCTCCAAACTCTTCCATGACTTCTGCTATTGGACCTACCATTTTTCCAAACTCACCTGAAGCACCAATAAGATCCGGACGATCAATAATCATAGGTAAGATATCAGTAGCCAACGGTATTAATCCACGTTTAACATAATCAGCATATAAAATTTGTTTATTAGCATCTGCGCCTTGATCTTTATTAACAGTTAATTGATCCTTAAAATTTAAATTAAATGCATCTTGACCTTCACCTGCTTCAACAAAACTAAATATATCAAAACCATAATCTTTATTTAATTCATAAAACCTAGTTTCTTCCGGACTTGTTCTTTTTACTGTCATTTGTTTAAGTGGTGTTTCTAATTTAATAGGTTTACCATCTTGTCCCACAGATAATGAACCATCAGCATTTGTTTTGTAATTTTGATAAACTTGAACATAAGGTCCACTTCTATCACTCATGTCATCCATTTGTTGAAAATATAAATCTAATGCAGCTGCATTAATTTCACGATCTGCTTTTTGTTTTTGTACACCCATTTCAAATAACATAGGTGCTGTTTGTGCTCCAGCTTGTCCTACTACATCGAAGAAACCGCGTAGTCCTGGTTGATCAGTTCTACCTGACATTAAAGCTGTTCCTAATTGTAAAAGAAGTGCAGTTGATTGTAAACTATTACCTCCTGATGACTCTCCTAAAAATTGCTTTATTACGTTTTTATAATTATCAATACGACTAACACTATCATTATCAATATAACTTGCAATATCTGGATCATTAGAAGTTTCTGTTGATGCTTGATTTGTTGTGCTTGTTGTAACTGTTGCATTATTATTTACAGCATTATTATTAATAATTTCTTTATTTTTTGCTTCATTAATAGCAATTTTACTAGGGCCTACAGATTCATTATTATTAGTTGTTTCTTTAGAAGTTACATTAATATCTGTAATGTCTTCTGTAATGTCTACATCAGTAATATCATTTTGCTTAGATATATCTGTAACACTATCTATCATTTGAGGAGCCGTGTAAGCTCCCATAAACATTCTTCCCTGTGGACTTTTAGCACCACGTGCCATTCTTTGAAACAAAGGTCTTAGTATAGGTCTAACCATATTACTCCTAGTTACCTTTTAATGCTTGATATCCTGCGAGTCCTGTAATACCAGTTCCAACTGCTTGTGCTAATGGATTTGTCATTGGCGATGTTCCCATCGTTGTTGACATACCACTAGAAGGCATACCTTGATAGATATCACTAACAAAACCAAGACGTTGATAGGGTTCATACAGTTGTTGTAACTGCTGCCTATACTGTGCATCTGATATTTGTTGAGCTTGTTGTTGCTGTACGGAACCTGCTGACATTGCTGACGCTATATCCCCCTGTTGCAGTGCCTGTTGTTGCGAACCTAAACCTGCTACACCTTGTGCTGCAGATTGTTGTCTTGACATTTGATTACCAAATTGTGCTTGTGCTTGTTGTTGTGCTTGACCATAGTTTTGTGCTTGTGCTTGACCTACGGCATCAGCTCTTTGTCTTCCTAATTCTGCTGTTTGTATTCCTTGTCTTGATCCACCAAATGCTCCAGCTTGAACGGCTGACATATTAGCTTGGTTTTGCATTTTATCAAATTGATTTTCAATACCGCCTATAACTTCATTTTGATAAGGGTTCATGTAAGCTTGATACGAATTAGGATCATAAGCTTGTGTGCTATCCATAAGATAATTACTAGCTTGATTTAAATATGGTTGAAAAGTTCCTAAGCCTGATCGAGTTCTATCAAATGCTTGGTTTTGTAAACCCATGAAAGGTGATACTTGTTGACCAGGTAAAGTAACAGGGTCTTTAGCAAACCCTGAAGCCGTGTCCATTAATTGAAGTTTACGTGCTTCTATTTGTGGCGCTTC